TTGTTTTTGATTCTAATGGAACAGAAATTGTTATGAAGTCTCCTAATGGAACTCAATATGTATTGTCAGTTACTGATTCTGGAAATTTACAGGTTGGAATAAATACAGTTCAATACATTTGATCAATTAACTAAAACTTTTAAGGGACCCCTTTTGGGGTCCTTTTTTTATGCTTGACACCATTTGCATCCAGTGCTATGATAAATACATGTTAAGAAATCAAAACATTTCTTGGCCTTCTGTAACCGAGATCACCAGAAGTAAAGCATCTCTTATACCTGTACTGGAGGGTGGTACAGGAATACTTATAACTTTCAGTTCCCCCTGAATTCTTATTTACCCTTTAACGAAAATGACTGCTTCAATTGCTACACGTTCTGATAATAATGTTTGGGAACAGTTTTGTTCCTGGATTACTTCAACCAATAACCGTCTCTATGTGGGGTGGTTTGGTGTTCTGATGATTCCAACGTTGCTTGCTGCAACTACTTGTTTCATCATCGCATTCATTGGTGCTCCTCCTGTGGACATTGATGGAATTCGTGAACCAGTTGCTGGTTCTCTGATGTATGGAAACAACATCATCTCTGGTGCTGTTGTTCCTTCTTCTAATGCCATTGGTCTTCACTTCTATCCTATCTGGGAAGCTGCTTCTTTGGATGAATGGTTGTATAATGGTGGACCTTTCCAACTGGTGATTTTCCACTTCCTTATTGGCATCTTCTCCTATATGGGTCGTGAATGGGAACTCTCCTATCGTCTGGGTATGCGTCCTTGGATTATGGTTGCTTACTCTGCCCCTGTTGCTGCTGCTACTGCAGTATTCCTTGTGTATCCCTTTGGTCAAGGTTCTTTCTCTGATGCGATGCCTTTGGGTATCTCTGGAACTTTTAATTATATGCTTGTGTTCCAGGCTGAGCACAACATCCTGATGCACCCATTCCATATGCTTGGTGTTGCTGGTGTCTTTGGTGGTTCACTGTTCTCTGCTATGCATGGTTCACTGGTGACTTCTTCACTTGTTCGTGAAACTACTGAAAATGAATCTCAAAATTATGGTTACAAGTTTGGTCAAGAAGAAGAGACCTACAACATTGTGGCTGCTCATGGTTACTTTGGTCGTCTTATCTTTCAGTATGCTTCCTTCAATAACTCTCGTAGTCTTCACTTCTTCCTGGCTGCTTGGCCTGTTGTGGGTATCTGGTTCACTGCTCTTGGTGTTTCTACCATGGCTTTTAACCTCAACGGCTTTAATTTCAACCAGTCACTAATTGATAGTCAAAACCGTGTAATTCCTACTTGGGCTGATATTCTTAATCGTGGTGGACTTGGTATGGAAGTGATGCACGAAAGAAATGCACACAACTTCCCCCTAGACCTTGCTGCTGCTCAATCAACTTCTGTTGCTTTGATTGCTCCAAGTATTGGTTGATAAAAACTTAATAGTTTTTGAGAGACCCTCTTGCAGGGTCTCTTTTTTTGTGCTATGATACGGAAAACACGCAGACCTATGATTTCGTCAGAGACACCATACAAACTTGCAGAAATTATCAGAGATACATGGTATAATCTGTATACACCAACCGAGTACAATCAAATTCACAAACAACTTAAATTGAAAGAGAAACCAAAAAATGAACAAGTATAATAGTGAAGATTATTTTTCAGTTGTTGAAAAAAGAACTGGAAGAAAAATTGCAGATTGTGGTGAGTTCTCAGACGCAAAAATGTTGATGCATATGGACCCACAAACTCGTCAAGTTGTAAAAAATAAGTTTCTGATGGGGCAGGTGATTGATGTAGAAATGCCAAAGGCACTTCCAACCACAAACATTGCAGTGTCTAATGTTCAAGAGTATGCTACTCATCAGGAACAACTTGGACAAATCAAACTACCAGACAGACAGCAAGAACCTTTTAAACCTTAAATAGATAAGGAGTAAAGAAAATCAAAATGACTTACGACACAGTATTCATTTCAGATGTACATTTAGGTACAGATAGATGTAATACGCAAAAGTTTCTGAAATTTCTAAAAGAACTCAATACCAAAAAACTTGTAATGGTTGGTGATATTCTAGACATTCATTGTATGGAAAAGTATCATACAAGATGGAAGAAAGAACATACAGAATGTGTTCACGCAATTTTGAACTTGTGCAAAAAAGGCACAGAAGTAATTTATATTCTTGGTAATCACGAAGCAATGTTGAGAAGATATTGTGATTTTGAGCACAAAAATCTTTTGATTTGTAATGAATATGTTCACAAAGATTCTAAAGGAAATAAGTTCTTATGTGTTCACGGAGATAAGTATTCTGAATATTCTTCTGGTTCTTGGAAACAACTTATCTTTAATTGGGGATATGAGTTCGTAACACCTTTGAGTATCTGGTTAAATAGATTTTTCAGATTTTCTTTAGTTCATTATTTAAAGAATACCGTGAGGGGTAAAGAATATATCAATAGATATGAAACTGATATTGCTATTTTTTGTACTCAAAGAAGTGAAAAATATGCTGGAATTATTTGTGGGCATATTCATTCTGCAAACATTCGTCAGTTTGGTAAAATAACTTATATGTGCTGTGGAGACTGGTGTGATACTTGCTCTGCGATTGTAGAAAAAAAAGGTATCTATTGTATTGAAAAATATTGAGATGGATTTCATTAATTATCTTCATCAGGTTTCTAATTGTAAATTTAGAACACTTAGAGCAGGTCAGCAATTTGTAATGGAATTATTCCCAATCAGACCTGACCTTTATCATAAAGTTACTGGAAGTCCCTTGGATCCATTTTATGATGATAATAGATTGGCAGAGTGTCTATTATTTTTAATAGACAATTGGGAGTTAATTGATTATAGCTACTTTAAAAAAATAGAAACGCCAATAGACTATTAGTAAAAAATGTATACACCTGAGGGTTACTTATCAGATCCCCCAGATGCAAGATGTCCATACTGTGGGGAATCTCAAAAAATTTGTTCTTATATAGATAGTCTCAATAGATCCTGGGGAAGAGATGCCTGCAAAAAGAAACATCATACAAAACATTATACACTTTATGAAACGAGATTCTGATATCACTTATAAGGATGAGTTTCATTACATACACATTACCTTGAAAGAAACCCTTAAAATATTGGCATCTAAATACTTATAAGTTGCAAGCACTTATGGTTCCTCTGCATTCGCCTAAGGACTATTTGTACAATTTACATACATCATCCAAAAGTGAAGCAAAGCGATTGTGGAGACAGAATATAAAAGATGCCTGGAACCATGAGTGTGCATATTGCAAGTCAAAAGAAAATATAACACTAGACCATGTTATACCTCAATGTAAAGGTGGTCTAGATATCAAAACTAATGTAGTTGCCTGCTGCCATTCTTGTAATCAATCCAAAGCTCACATTCCTTGGGAGGAATGGTACTGCAATCAATTCTTCTTTACAGAGGAGAGAAAAAATGCTATAGTGAATTGGATAGTTGAGCCTGAGATTAAGACTACATACAAATACAAACCACGTCGTAATGATTTAACTTAATTTTATGAAATTACTTCATGTTGTTTTTTCTACCAATAGGGTAGAATTTTTGAAAAAAACATTTGAGGCACAAAAGAAATTTGATTATACTGGATTAGATGTTCATCATTTGTTTATTGATGATTATCCTAATGGTAGGGACAATGATTCTTTGGCAGAATTTGTAATTGCTAATGGTTATAATGAACTTATTTTTCATGAACAGAATCAAGGAATTACAAAAACTTGGCAGGAGCTTTTTGATTTAGTTAAGCAGAGGGATTATGATTATATTCTGCATCATGAGGATGATGTTGAGTTAATGTATCCATTAAAGGTAATGGATTTGATTGAACTTTTACAACAAGATACAAATCTTTCTCAGATTCAGTTAAAGAGAAATAATTGGTATGAGCATGAAACTGAAGAAATTGGCCCCAAAGAAGATGATTTAATCTTTAAGAATTATAGATATGAAAAGGCAACACCATATTTTTGGATGTTGATGTCACTATATCCTGCATGGATTGCTAAAGAACCAATCTTAGAAAAGACTGGATTTAATCCATCAGAATCTGTGATTGCTCAATACTTGCAACAGAATTATAAGATTGGGGCTGGATTGTTAAAAACTTCAGAGGGTGGTATGATGGTAAATCATATTGGTGAATATTTTCATGGGCAACGTGTTGCAGAAAATGAACCTGGATGGGAAGGATTTAAATTTATTAATCCAGATGTTAAGTACTGTTCCAGAACTGGAAGTATAGTAGAATGAATGTTAATTTAATTGTTGCAGATAATTTTTACAATGATCCAGATCCAGTAAGGCAGTTTGCTCTTTCTCAAGAGTTTTCTGTGCGTGGAAACTATCCAGGTATGAGAACAAGATCATTTTTAAACGAAAGTAACAAAGAAGTTATTAATGACTTGGTTTCTCATGCAGCAGGAGGAGTAACTGATTGGTTACTTGATGAAAATGGCGATGGATATACTGGTGCATTCCAACTATGCACTGCAATGGATCGTACTTGGATTCATTCTGATTATAATAATATGTGGGCAGGAGTTTGCTACCTAACCCCAGAAGCCCCTCTAAGTGGAGGCACTGCCCTTTATAGGCATAAGGAAAGTGGAGATAGGCAATCAATAGGTACTATAGATCATGGAGAAGATGGATATGATTATACTAAATGGGATGTAGTTGATAGGGTAGCAAATATTTACAATAGATTAATTTTATATCCAGGAAAATTATTTCATGCTTCCTTGGATTATTTTGGTAACAATATGGAAAATGGAAGACTATTCCAAACATTTTTCTTTAACACTAGGTATTGATAATGAGATTTATTAGTAATACAACAATCAACAATTATGATAAAAGAATTTTTGTTGTTGATAATTTTTATTCAGATCCTTATGCAGTGAGAGAATATGCACTGCAGCAAGAGTTTATATCAGACTTAAGATATTATAAAGGAAAGAGAACCCAAGAAAGGTTCTTTGTTCCTGGCATTAAAAAAGTATTTGAGTCTATTATTGGACAACCAATTACTATATGGGATGACTATGGAATGAATGGAGTATTCCAAACTTGCAATGCTGAAGATCCTTTGGTATATCATACTGACCTTCAGCAGTGGGCAGGAATGGTTTATCTAACTCCTAATGCACCATTTGAGTGTGGGACTTCTATGTATGCTCATAAGGAAACTAAAGCCCGTCATGTTTCTGATCCAGGAATTGAAGTTGCTTTTAATGGGGGGTTTTATGATAGTACTAAGTTTGAGCTAGTTGATACTGTAGGAAATGTTTTTAATAGATTGGTAATCTTTAATGGTAAATGTATTCATGCAGCATCAAAATACTTTGGCAGAGAAGTAGAAGATTCTAGATTGTTCCACATGTTCTTTTTTGATTGATATGAAAAATACTAAAATTTGTCTTCATGCTATGGTTGGTAATGAAGAAAAAGTTATCACCAGAATGTTAGAGTCCTGTTATCAATATGTTGATTACTATGTTATTCAGTGTAATGGTAATGATAATACTGAAAAAATCATTAATGATTTCTTTAATGAAAAAGCAATTCATGGATTTACCTATCAAATAGAATGGAATTTCCCTGGTTGGAATAGGGACCATGCACTGTCTACTTGTCTAAAGTCTGATCATGGATGTGATTGGATTTTAAGAATGGATGCAGATGAACAACTTGGAGTTGATGTTGATTTTGATTGGTTGTTATTTGAAGATACCACAATCCAAAGTTGGAACATTACTGCAGATGCTCCAGGTTCTTATTATTATAGAACTTGGATGTGGAATGCAAAACTTCCATGGTCATTTAAGCATGATAAAAGGCATGAATGCATTCTCTTAAATGGCACAGAAGATTTTCAAAGAGTTAATTTGCCAAAATCTTTTAGGCATATTATTACTAATGATGGAGAAACTTGGGTTAATCCTACAAAGTTTTTGTCTGATGCATTAGAACTTGAGAATCATAATATTTCTCAAGGAACTCTTTTAAGCGATCCTTATCATTTCTTTTATGTCGCAAAAAGTTATAATGATTGTTATGGTAATGATGTATATCCTTTAGGATATGAGCATCAAAAAGAATATGCACGTAGATGTATTTTTTATGCCCAACAGTTTGTAAACTACTTAAACAAAATTGATGAAATGGTTTACTATGCACAATATCTTGTAGGCAATGCTTATAAGTTTTGTAAAGAATATGACAAAGCAATAAATGCATACCAAAGAGCAGAAATATATTCTTCAGTTAGAAATGAACATTACTGTGGATTAGCAGAAACTTATCAAGCAATTGGTGATTATAAGAATATGCTTAAATATGCTACCATTTTAATGGAGCCAGAAAGAAAAAATCCTTTTCCAAATAATTGCTTCTTAATTCATAATGGTGCATATTATGATACTGGTGATTATGTTCAACATTTATATGATGTTGCACTGAGCAATGCTTGATTATCTTATTGTAGGATGTGGTTTATTTGGAATAACTTTTGCAAGACTTGCTGCTGATGCTGGTAAGTCTTGTTTAATTATTGATAAAAGAAATCATATAGGGGGCAATTGTTATACTGAGAATATTGAAGGTATTAATGTTCATAAGTATGGAGCACATATATTCCATACAAGTAATAAATTTGTATGGGATTTTGTGAATAAGTATACGGAGTTTAATAATTATATTAACTCTCCAAAGGCAGTATCTAATGGAAAACTATACTCCCTTCCATTTAATATGAATACTTTTTATGAATTGTGGGGAGTTAAGTATCCCCATGAAGCTAAAAGTATTATAGAGAATCAGCGATTCAAAGGAACACCTACCAATTTAGAAGAACAAACACTATCTTTAGTTGGTGAGGATATCTATAAAACGCTTATCAAAGATTATACAGAAAAGCAATGGGGAAGACCTGCTAAAGAACTTCCAACTTTTATTATTAAAAGACTTCCTTTAAGATTTACTTTTGATAATAATTACTTTAATGATACTTATCAGGGTATTCCTATTGGGGGATATACTCAAATGTTTAATAAAATGTTAAATGGCATAGAGGTTAAATTAGACACAGATTATTTTTCAAATAAAGAATACTTTAATTCACTTGCTAAAAAAGTTGTTTATACTGGGTGTATTGATGAATACTTTAATTATACTTATGGCAAATTGGAATATAGATCACTTAAATTTATAGATCATGTTGTCAATATGGAAAATTGGCAAGGAAATGCAGTTGTAAATTATTGTGATAGTTCATACAAAATGATAAGATGTATAGAACATAAACATTTTGAAAAAGTAATTACAGATAAAACAATAGTAACACATGAGTATCCTCAAAATTATGATGAAGGAATGATCCCATATTATCCTATTAATGATGATGCAAATCAAAAAATTTATAATCAATATAAGGATATGGGTAAGTTATTGACTAATTTTATTTTTGGTGGTAGATTGAGTGAATACAAATACATGGATATGCATGTAGTAATAGAATCCGCAATGAATAAATTTAAAGATGAATTATAAGTTCAGTATTATTACACCAGAACACAAAAAAGAAAATATTCCATTTTTAATGGAGCTATATGAAACTATTAAAGCACAAACTTATACTGATTGGGAATGGGTTGTTTATCTGAATGGAAATTGTAAAATTTCTGATATTCCTAAAGAACTAAAAGATGATGATAAGGTTAAAGTATTTACTGGGATGTCTCATCCTAATGTAGGGTTTATTAAAAATAAAGCTTTTGCTTTAGGTAAGGGGGATATTCTTGTGGAAGTAGATCATGATGATTTACTCTCAGAAGATTGCCTAGAAGAACTTAATGCAGCATTCCAAGATCAAGAAATTGGATTTACTTATAGCGAAGATCTTCTTTATGACATGAGAGGGGATGACCATAAAATTCCTTGGAATCCTGATAATGGATGGACATATAAATGGATGAATTTTAGGAATGAAGATTTCATTAAGATTGATGCATTCCCTCCCACTAGCCATAGTATTGGTATTATTTGGTATGCACCAGACCATGTAAGAGCATGGAGAAAGAGCGTTTATCAGGAACTTGGTGGACATAATCCAGAATTAAATATATGCGATGACCATGATTTGGTGATTAGATCATATCTTAATACTAAGTTTTGTTTTATTCCAAAGGTTCTTTATTATTATAGGTGGTTGCCTGGAGGGGATAATACACAACTCCAAAGGAATGAAGCAATTCAGATTAAAACATTTGAGCTGTTCCATCAATATGGACAACAACTTGCAGAACGTGATGCAGATTTAAATGGATTAATGAAAGTGGATCTTGGTGGAGGCTTGTTTCCAAGACCAGGATATGTTACAATTGACCAAGAAGGTGGAGATATTACTTGTGATTTAAATGAGGGAATTCCACTTCCTGACAATAGTGTTGGTGTTATTAATGCCAGTCATGTGATAGAACACTTAAAAGATCCAATCAAAACCATGAGTGAGATCTATAGGGTTCTTTGTGATGGAGGTTGGGTATTTATTGAAGTTCCTTCTACTGATGGTAGGGGAGCATGGCAAGATCCAACTCATGTAAGCTATTGGAATGAAAATAGTTTTTGGTATTATACCAGACAACAATATGCACAATTTATTAGGAACACAGATATTAAGTTTCAAGAATTTAGACTTGAAACTAATTGGTGGGAAAATAATATAGCAGTAGTTAATGCATGGCTATGTGCAGTTAAATCAAATAAAAAACGTCCACATCCAGTAAGAATTTGAGGATTATGAATTTTACAGTTTACAGCAAAAGGTTGTGTCCTTATTGCGATAAAATTAAAACAGTACTTAATACTTTAAGCATTTCTAAGGGTTATCCAGTTATTTGCTATGAATTGGATACTGATTTTAATAGAGAAGAATTTTATGCAGAATTTGGAGAAGGGTCTACATTTCCACAAGTAGTTATGGATCAAAAACATCTTGGAGGATGTTCTGATACTGTAAGATATTTACAAGAAAATTCTTTACTTTGATGAGTTCTATAAATAATCACAAGACTCCTACTATCAATAGGGGTGTTGAGTTAATTTTAAGGGGAAAAACTCCAAAGAAAAAAACATTTTCATTGTGTTTTGATAAAGTAATTTTTTTCTTTAATAGAGAAATTGCCATCCACTTTAATTTTTCCTTGAATATAGGAAAACCAAAGTAGTATAGGAGAACTAAAATGTTAGCCATCGCCCTTGTTTTTTCAGTTTTGTTTTTTGTAATGTCTTTAATTGTTGGAGGTTTAGTTGGATGGACAGCAAAGCAATATCTTGCTAATAGAGAACCATTTACATATCACCCAGAAATGTTTGATGATAATGGTAATGTCGTCCCAGATGAACTGATAGCATTTAGATTTGAGAATGCTGAACATTTAGAGGAAGAAGAAGATTTAGAAGATTAATTACTGGAGATTAAGTTATGAAATTGCCATCTGATCAATTACTATCTGAAATTATTCAAAGAGTTTCTAATGGTAAAACCAAAGAAGAAAAAATTGAAATCTTACGACACTATGATAATCCTGCCTTAAGGGCAGTTCTTATTTGGAACTTTGACAGCAGAGTAAAATCTGCAGTACCTGAAGGGGAAGTTCCTTATACTCCCAATGATGCTCCTATTGGAACTGAACATGGTAGACTCATTCATGAGTGGAAAAAGTTTAATCATTTTGTAGTTGGTGTCACTAACACTACACAACTTAAAAAAGAACAAATGTTCATTCAGATGTTGGAATCTCTCCATCAATCAGAAGCAGAACTTATTTGTTTGGTGAAAGATAAACAACTGCATAAAAAATATAGATTGACTAAGGCAGTAGTGCAAGAAGCGTTCCCAGAAATAGTTTGGGGATGATTGATGGAAGGAAAAATAAATATTATTCACAAAAACTGCGATAAATCTTTAGCAAAAGATAAATCCCTTCCATTAAATTCTTATCTAGTATCATACAATTCTGATGATATTTTGATGTATGATATAGCACAAGGAATTCCTGTTGATATTTTTGATCATTATTATGATCATTATAGAAATCTTCTTTCTATGGAATGGACTGATGGCAAAGTCAATCCTAAATTTTATGGACAACAATTAGTATTAAAAAAAGGAAAGAAGTGATGGGGAAGCATTATTTACTAAATCTTTATGGATGTTCATTTGTTCTTTTGGATGATGAACGTTACCTTATTGATCTTTTAGAAAATGCTGCCATAATTTCTGGAGCTACAGTATGTCAAACAATATCAAAAAAGTTTGACCCACAAGGTGTAACTGTTATTTGCTTACTTTCAGAAAGTCATATAAGTATTCATACTTGGCCAGAAGAAGGTAAGGCAGCAGTTGATGTTTATACTTGTGGAGATTGCAATCCAAAGATTGGATGTGATGTGATTATAGAACAACTATACTCTACAAATCATACTTTAAGTTATATTGAAAGATGATAAAGGGGGGGGGTTGACTTCCCCTCTTTTTTTATGTAAAATGAGTGGGAGAATACTATCAAGAAATGGACAGAGAAAGAGTACGATTTATCGTTAAGAATATGGATCTTTTAGTTCAATCTTTGAAAAATGAACTTGAAGGTCCTCCAGAAGAAATTGCTACAAAAGAAAATGTAAGTATTGGTCCATATTTAGATGATTATGATGAGATTTTATGAGACTTAAAAAAATGCTAAGAGTGCTTAAAGAAGCAACTGAAACTAAATCTAAGCTGTATACTCAAGGAGAACTTGATTATATGAATCATCAACTTACAATTATTGAAGAAGAAATTCTAAAACTAGAGCACAAAAACTATAAAGGATTTGGAAAGAAATGAAACAAGAAGTTAAACTAATTGCAATTACTCAAGGTGCAGGTGAACTTGAAGGAAAGACTGCTCAAGAGGTCATTACCTATAATGCCAGAGTAAGTAATCCAAATAATCAACTTCAATTTGAAACTGCTGCAGGTCTTTTAAAGTATTGTATTAAACATCAACATTGGTCAATTTTTGAACAGGCAGATCTTACATTAGAAATTAATACCACCAGAGGAATTGCTGCTCAAATTCTACGCCATAGAAGTTTTACTTTTCAAGAATTCTCACAGCGTTATGCAGACACTAAACTCCTAACTGAAACATTAAGTCCCCCAGAATTGAGAAAGCAGGATGATAAAAATCGCCAGAACTCAATTGATGATGATCTAGGAGATTATGTTAAACTTGGTCTATATGTTGAGATTCAGGATCACTTCAATAAGTCTCAGAAACTTTATGATAAACTTCTTGATAAAGGAGTTGCTAAAGAGTGTGCAAGGTTTGTTCTCCCTATTGCCACACCCACTAGAATCTATATGAAAGGTTCTGCCAGGTCTTGGATTCATTACATTGAACTAAGGTCTCAGAAGGGCACACAGAAGGAGCACAGAGAGATTGCTGAAGGATGTAAGGAAATCTTCAGTGGTCAGTTTCCAGACATTGCCAAAGCACTTGGTTGGATTCAATAAATATTTTTGTATATTATTATAACTTATGGCAATATATCCAATTATTAATAAAGAAACTGGTGAAACTAAAGTAATTGAAATGAGTGTTCATGATATTACTCAGTGGTATCAAGACAATCCTCAATGGTCACGTGATTGGTCTCAAGGGTCTGCTTCTCCTGGAGAAGTGGGTGAGTGGAAAGATAAACTCATTAAATCAAAACCAGGATGGAATGATGTTTTACATCGTGCTTCCCAAATGCCTGGCTCAAGAGTAAAGAAAATTTAAACTACTAAACAAAAATGTCAAGAAGCAGAAGAAGGAATACAGGAGATGCCCCTACTGGAATTGGCACTACTACATCTAGAAGTAAAAAGAAAAGACCTCCTATTAATTCAGATAGTTTAGTAGATATTCAGCCATTAACTAAGAATCAAAAGATTTTATTTGATGCTTATACTTCAGATAAGCAGTTATTTGTTTATGGTTGTGCTGGTACTGGTAAAACATTCTGTGCATTATACTTAGCACTTAAAGATGTTTTAAATGAGATTACTCCTTATGACAAAGTAGTTATTGTTAGGTCTTTGGTAGCTACAAGAGAGATTGGATTCCTTCCTGGAGACCATGAAGATAAGTCATCTCTTTATCAAATTCCTTATAAGAATATGGTAAGGTATATGTTTGAGCTTGGCTCTGATGCTGAATTTGAAATGCTTTATGGAAATCTCAAAGCTCAAGAAAGTATTAAGTTTTGGAGTACATCTTTCATCAGAGGTACTACATTAGACAACTCTATTATTATTGTTGATGAATGCCAAAACTTGAACTTCCATGAACTTGATAGTATAATTACAAGGGTTGGGGAGAACTCTAAGATTATGTTCTGTGGAGATGCCACTCAATCTGACCTTACTAGAAACAATGAAAGAGATGGAATTTTAAACTTTATGAAAATCGTTCAAAGAATGCCTGAATTTGATACTATTGAATTTACAGTTGAAGATATTGTTAGGTCTGGTTTAGTTAAATCCTATATTGTTAATAAGATGGCAGCAGGATTTTGATATTCAATCATATTGATATACCTCTTCCCAAATTAGAAAGAGAAGAGGTTGATGGTTTAAGATATTATAAAGTACCTGGAGAGGACACCCTTTCCAGGTTAATTTCTGTCACTACAATTACAAGTTTTCAGAATAAACATATTATTGAGAATTGGCGAAAGAAGGTAGGAGAAGAGGAGGCAAATAAAATTACAAATAGGGCAACTAGTCGTGGGACTGATATGCACTCTCTTGCTGAAAACTATCTTCTGAATGCCCCTATACTTCCTAAAGTACAACCTCTTTCTCAAATTTTATTTAAGATTATAAAATCTGCTTTAGATAAAATAAACAACATCCATGCATTAGAAAGGTCTCTTTATAGTAAAGTTCTTGGTATTGCAGGAACAGTAGATTGTATTGCAGAGTACAATGGAGAACTTGCAGTTATTGACTTTAAGACTTCAAAAAAAGAAAAACCTAGAGAATGGATTGAACATTATTTTGTTCAGGCAGCAGCTTATGCTTGTATGTTTTATGAACTAACTGGTATTAAAGTTAAGAAACTTGTAATCCTAATGGCATGTGAAGATGGGACTTGCGTTGTGTATGAAGAATATGATATGATGAAATATATTAAGTTACTTAATACTTATGTCAAAAAATTTAACCAAGCAAAATTAAAAGAATATGGAAACTAAATTAAAGAATGCATTAGAGTCAAAGTTTTTATGTCAAACAAAATTTTCACAACTTATTGAAGAGTTGGTAAAGAATAATGAGAACATGAATTACATTGATGCAATAGTGCATTATTGTGAGGAGAATGGATTTGAAGTTGATTCAGTTGCAAAGCTTATTAGCAAACCACTAAAAGAAAAACTTAAGTGTGATGCTGTAAATTTAAATTTTTTAAAAAGAACCTCAAGAGCTAAACTTTTACTATGACTTCATTTGATGTTTACAAAACTTATCTTGCATTAAAGAATCATTTTAGTAAATTAAATTATGATTATTTTAAATATGCAGGTAAGTCCAGAGCATCAATAGCATCATTTGAAAAACGTAAAGATAAGTATTGGTTTGAGCGTCTTAGTAGACAAAAAAATGATACTGAAATCAAAGATTTCTTTGTTGCCAATTTAGTAGAAGCAGATGACCCATCAAGTTTATGGATTGGCAATATCATAAGGGGAGGTGAAGATCACTACAAAGAATGGCAGAAAAGACAACAAAGTTTAAAGTATTTGTTTTCTCAACAATCAGAAGAGATGTTGTCATCAACTAACTTAGAGGGGTTGCTTGATTGCTCAAGGCAACATCCACCCATTCTTAAAATGTTCCTGAGCGGGAAGATTGATATAGAAACACTAGTCATTTGGGATAAGATCTTCCTGTTCGGGAAGATGTTTGACAAAAAACTTTTAGATCCTGTATGGGAATTAGTGTCTCTAAAGATACAAAAATATTCGCCATTCATAAATATTGGTGTAGAGGATTACAAAAAGATCTTAAGAGATATAATATGTCTTTCTTAGATTCCGATATAGTTCAAAAAGAATTAAGAACTATAAAAAATATTCAACAACAATTGACAAGAAGTGTATTGAGATTGCCTTCTATGTCAAAAGTAGAAAAGTTAGAGCATGTACATTTGTTATCTGAACTATTAGAAAAACAAAAGATAATGTATACAAGGATAAGTTTATCTGATGATCCAGAAGCAATTGAAATGAAAGAACGTATTATAGAATCTTCAAGACTTCTTGGTTATGGTGATGCATCAGATATGTCTGTTGTGTTTAATAATATGCAAAGAGTTATTTCTAAACTTAAAAGAGAAGCAGAGGTTGACATGTAGCCTCTGCTTTGCTATGATATCTGTGGATCAACTATCCTACTAATCCAATTAATCTAAGGTAATCCAATGTCTTTTTCAGATCTTAAGAAAAAATCCAGTCTTGGTTCTTTGACTTCTAAACTAGTTCAAGAAGTTGAGAAGATGAATATTTCAGGAGGCTCTACAGATGATCGTCTGTGGAAGCCTGAAGTAGATAAAGCAGGTAATGGTTTTGCTGTTATTCGCTTTCTTACTGCACCAGAAGGTGAAGACCTTCCCTGGGCAAAAGTCTATACTCATGCATTCCAAGGTACTGGTGGGTGGTTGATTGACACCTGTCTAACAACAATCAATCAAAACTGCCCTGTATGTGAAGCAAACCGTGAGTTGTGGAACACAGGCAGTAAAGCAAATCAAGAGATTGTTCGTGAGCGCAAGCGCAAGCTGTCTTATTATTCAAACATCTATGTTGTGAGTGATAAGGCTCATCCTGAAAATGAAGGTAAAGTTTTCCTTTATAAGTATGGTAAGAAAATCTTTGATAAAATTATGGCTGCGATGCAACCAGAGTTTGAGGATGAAACTCCAATCAATCCTTTTGATTTCTGGCAAGGTGCTAACTTCAAGGTAAAAATTACCAAGAAGGATGGATACTGGAATTATGATAAATCAGAGTTTGAATCTCCTGGTACTCTTGGAGATTTTGATGATGATGTACTTGAGGGAATTTGGAAGAAAGCATACTCTCTTACAGAATTTACCAATCCAGAAAGCATCAAAACCTATGAGCAAATTGATACTCGTTTGAAGGCAGTTCTAGGTAAACCAAAGGCTCAGCCTAAGGTTGATGAATCTTTTGAGGATGAGGAAGAGTTCTCTGCT